TCTTTGTACGGGAGATGACGGCGCGGTTCTTCCCAAAGGCACAAGAATAGGCTCGGACACGACACCGCAAATTTACTTTCAGCTTTATAAAGAAGCGTCGATTTCTCGTTCGTCGTTCAACACGGCAACGTTGAAATTGATTGAAGTGTCGAACCTTTCTACCTATACCGTATATATAGACGAAATTCCCTACACGTATTACAGTTCCAACGAGGCTATGGAAAACGAAATCTTGGAGGGTGTAAAAAACGCCATTGCAACCGCAACGGCGGATTTTGTCGTTAGTGTAGATACGGGCGAAAAAACAATTTCTATCGTAGCGAAAAACGAAGCAAGCAATCACAATTTGATTTTGTCCGATAATATGACAACGGTAAAAATCGGCTCGCTTATAGGTTTTCAAAGCGAAGAATACGGAAAGGTATCTTTACCGAGCGGAAATATAAACAAGATAATCACGACGTCGGCGGGCTTTGACTCGTGTGTGAACATAGGCAGTCCTATTTATGGTCGTTTGAGAGAAACGGACATTGAGTACAGGCAGTCGTATATCAAAAAGAAATCGGCGCGTTCCAACTCAATGCTTGCAAGTATCGAGGGCGCAATACTCGACAATGTGGAATACGTAGTAAGCTGTACGGTTTACGAAAATGAAACAAGCGAAACGGACGCCTACGGAAGACCGCCTCACAGTATAGAGGTAATTGTGGACGGTGGCGACGACCTTGCTATCGGTCAGCAAATACTGAACTACAAAGCGGCGGGCATCCAAACCTACGGTAGCGTAAGTGTTGACGTTCCCGGTCTTTACAGCGACACGGTAAAGGTAAGATTTAATCGTCCTGCCTTGCTTGACGCTTGGATAAAGGTCGAACTCGTCAAGAACCCTGCGGAGGCTATGCCCCCGAACTACGAAGAACTTATCAAAAACAGCATAATGGAACAGATCGTCGGCGTAAAGGCTGGCGATACGGTAGTTTTGCAAAAGTATATCCCTGCAATCAACGAGGTTGTTTCGGGTATTGCCTATATCTCTATTCTCGGCGCACTCGTTGGGCAGTCTGGAATTGCCACAGTAAGCGAAGAAGAACCTGCTGACGAAATGTATAAACCGTTTATACAGTTAGGCGTGCGCGAAAAACCGAATTTTGACGCAGACAGAATAACCGTCGTTTTAAGGGAGGGTTAATTATGTCGTATATCATTGAAGGGGTAGAATATGACTTACTCGAACAATTCAAAGGCAAGAAAAACACTTCGGCGATATGTTCCGCCATAGATAGGCAGTTGCGTGATTTGGTAGGCGCTTTTTCGAGTGTAAAAACGAAAACGAACTTTGATGATGCGGTCGGCAAGAATCTCGATTTAATCGGCACGATAGTAGATTTATCAAGAGCGGAAGCGGCTTTGCTCAATGATAGGGAAGAAGAAATACCTTATGAAGTGTTAAGCGACGATAAGTACAGAAAGTTTTTGAAGTACCAAGCGTACAGAAACGCAAACGGGTGTTCGTATTACGACCTTATTAACACTATGAGAATAGTTTGGGAAGAAGCGTCGAGTATTTCCTATTCGGAAGAAAGCGCCTACCCTGCGACTATTCTTATTGAAGTAAAGACGGAAGAAACGACAGATATTCGCTATTTGCCGATATTTCGACCTGCTGGGGTTGACGTTCTCTACAAATGCACGATAAGCACGATTATAACCGTGTCGAACCGAATTACGTATTATATGGCGCAGTATTATCAATGCGGTCCGCACTTATGCGGAACGATATACGAAACGGCGACGAAGGGTTTGTCGGAAGACGCTTGTATCAATGCAGGCGCAGTCGTGGACGGTTATCATACCGATTACGATATTTGCGGGGAACTTTACGAAATAGCAACGCTTGGAAGTTTGCAATCCAACGACGTAAACGCAGACGATACTGTAAACGCATACAAGACCACGTATTTGTCGAGTGGCTCGGCGGTATGTGGAATTTACTATTAACAGGAGGTAGCTATGGGATTTTTCACGCCTGAATTCCTTGCTAAACGCAGGGTGCAATGGATGAATACCATTAAAAAGTTTGAGTACAAGGTAGGAAGTACGTGGTATGAAGCGGTTATTAAATCGAGAGAAGTGAACGGCAACGCAATCAAGTTTCTTGTTCATATCCCGAATAACCCCGCAACGTCGCACGTTATTTCCAGTATTCGCATTAAAGATGCGACGAATACCGTGTGTGGCTCACGGGAAATCAGCATAGAAAGAAGTTCTACGCAGGGCGTCCTGCTCTCGTTTGAATTTCCTATACAGGAGGTATAAACAATGTTTCAAAGAATTTTTTGGAAAGACCACGTTCTTGACGGCGACGGAAAGGTTATCCAACAGGGCACGAATCTTTCCGAGTCGAACTTCAATAAAGAGGAAGAAGCACTCTACGACGCGCACGTTGCCGCGTCGATTTTGATTGCGCGAACTCTCGAACAATTTAGAATGGTTGACGACGAGCATACGGCAGAAACGGGCGAAGTCGAGCTTACTAACTCGCTGTCTTATCCGTTCAACAACAGCATCCAAACGGTAAGTTTGAAGCAAAAGCGTATGAGAAACGATTACACGATTACGTGCGAAATCAAAGACCATACGGGCGGTATCGTCGGCGATATCGTCATTACCGACAAACTTTCCAACGGTTTCAAAATCGCCTTTACGGGCGACGCAAAGTACGCAAAAGTGTCCTACAAAATTCAAGGTGGAGGTAAAATGTAATGATTATCATTGAAAAGAACGAAGGCACGAAAATTGACTATTCCGTTAAGGGAACGAAAATCACGTTCCGCGACGAGCTGACGATTGACCTTGCGAAAAGGCAAAAAGACTGGCCCGTTCATACGGATATTTGTATCGACGACGAAAACGCTCTCGTAATCGGCGCAAAAAGCGGTAGATTCTATGTCGCGGAGATTGATATTCCCCCGATTGAGTATGACACCGTAAAACCCGAAGGCGACGGCGAAGAGGCGCGTACAGAACTGGTTGCAAAACCGCTCGATATGGCAAAGGTAACGCTTACCTTGTGGGCATTGCCTTACGCCGAATAATTTTCAAAGGAGATAAAAAATATGTCTAAATTCTATCTTGCAAATATGGCTCTTAAAGCAGCATATCCCACGAATAGCATTTTGACGGACGACGTAGATATGCCGTCCGTTATGGTGTTTATTCCTGCATTCAAGCTGTCGGAAGTTATCGACGGCGCGCCCGACAGTATTCACCCTGCATTTATCGTAAACGGTAAACAGATTAAAGGTTTTTACTGCTCGAAATACCAAAACGTTTCCAACAACAGTAGGGCTTACAGTTTGCCTTGTGAAGACCCTGCGGTTAATATCAACGCCGACAACTCGCGTTCTCGTTGCGAAACGAAAGGTAGGGGCTGGCACTTAATGTCCGCATGGGAATGGGGCGCACTTGCTTTGTGGTGCAAAAAGAACGGTCATTTGCCTTATGGTAATAACAACTACGGCAAAGACTCTCGCGAAACGCTCTACAAGGCAATCCCGACCTATAAAGACGGCAACGGAGCAACTTGTCGCGTCGCTACGGGTACTGGTCCTGTAACGTGGTCGCACGACAATACACCTGCGGGCATCTATGATTTGAACGGCAACGTGTCTGAATGGATTGACGGTTTCCGTCTTGTTCACGGCGAAGTTCAAATTACTGGTACTGCGGCTGGTGCGATTATCGGCAACGATTGCGCGGATAGCGAAATTTCCAAACTCGCAAGTAGCGCAAACTGGTTCGCAATCGACGCGGCGACGGGCAAACTCATTACGCCCGACGGCAACGGCACTACGACAGGCTCGGTAAAACTTGATTTCGTTTCGAGCAAATGGACGTATTCGACCACGATTACAAGCAAGGAGGCAAGCTCTCGTCAATGTTTGTTCGGCAACGTAACGACGGACGCGACAATCGGCGACGAAGCGAAGTTGATTTTGCAGGCTCTTGCGGTTCTGCCTGCGGACTCTGACGTTGCGAGCTACGAAGGCGATTACTTCTACGCCAACAACGGCGAAGCCGAGCGCTTTGTGCATCGTGGTGGCAGTTGGGGCTACGGTGCGAATGGCGGGGTGTTCATTTTCGACGGCTATTACACCCGTGCGGATACGGGCACGATCATCGGCTTCCGCTCGGCTTTTATCGAAGAACTGGCAACTGAAAACTGATAAACTGATGGGGCGGACGATAGTCTGCCCCTAAATTTCGGTTAAAGAATCAAAAGGGTTTTAACGACAATGATTGAAAATGTAGGTAAAGAAAAACTTTCCGCAGGAAACGAAAATTGCTTCATATTGAAAACGAAAATCGAAGATATGATGAAATACGGCAAGAAAGCTGTCGCCTGCTTCCCACGCCGGGAACGGCAAACGGCTGACGAAATCCGCAAGAGTATGATTGCTATGTATCGTTATAGTATCGAAATCGAACGGAAGTATTACAAGAAAACAACGTTGCAAGAGCTTGACGTGGAGCTGGCGGTTTTGCGCCATCTGGTACGGCTTGCCTCCGACAAAGACTATTATGACACCACGAAGATTTGTCCTCCGTTGCCTTTGAAGAAGTATGAAGTATGGAGCATTATGCTGAACGAAATCGGTAAGTTAATCGGTGGCTATATGAAGTCGTTGAAATAAAAGGAGCAAGTCGATATGGCGGTTAGCGCTTTGTGCATCGTGGTGGCAATTGGAACAACGGTACGAATAACGGGGTGTTCTATTTCAACGGCAATAACACCCGTGCGAATACGAACACGAACATCGGCTTCCGCTCGGCTCTACGTTTGGTTATATGGCAGGAACGATTTTGAGGTTCATATCTACGGATAGAACACGTAGCCAAACTTAAAGGGATTTGCTTCTGTTCTTGCCCGTGTGGGTAAGAGAAAGAATGAATTGTCGCGGAGAAAAAGCGAAAGGCTTGGGCAGAAATGTCGCACGCGACGTTAGGGTTAAAAGGGAAAAATTTACTTATGTACGAAATTGAAAAATACGTAAACGGTATGACGACGATTGATAGCGTGTTTGATAAAATGTGTGATTTTGAAGAACTGTATCTATCGTATTTGGAGGCGCGGAAAGGTAAAAGATACCGCGACGAAATTTTGCGTTATACCGATAATCTCGAAGAAAATTTATTGATTATCCAGAACGAGTTGATATGGGAAATGTACAAGGTCGGCAAGTATAATATGTTTTATGTTACCGAACCGAAATTACGTTTGGTTATGTCAATTCAGTTCAAAGACAGAATCGTGCAATGGGCGATATATAGACAGTTAAACCCGTTGTACGACAAAACATTTATCAACGATTCTTACGCTTGTAGGGTAGGGAGAGGCTCTCACGCGGCGGCTGATCGCTTGCAGTATTGGTTACGGCAAGTAAACCGACGCGAGATAGAAAACGGGGTAAGGTATTACTATTTGAAGTTGGATATAAGCAAGTATTTCTACCGTGTCAATCACGAAATATTGCTCAATATCCTTTCTGTTCGCATAAAAGACGAGCGACTTCTTCGTTTGTTGCGGACGATTATCAACTGCGAAACGCAAAAGTTCGGTCTGCCTGTTGGTATGAGTCCAGAAGCCTGCACATACGATTTGTGGCTCGACGACGTGGGTATGCCGATAGGAAACCTTACCTCACAGCTTTTCGCTAATATCTACTTGGACCAGCTCGACAAGTTTTGCAAACACGGCTTGCATACGCATTACTATATTCGGTATATGGACGACGTTATTATTTTGTCTAACGACAAGGAAGAACTGCACCGCATCCGCAACGAAATACAGAACTTCTTAACGGAGGCGCTTCAACTCGACCTAAACAAGAAAACGGCTATTCGCCCTATATCGCTTGGTATAAACTTTGTAGGCTACCAGATATGGGCAACGCACAGAAAGCTCAAAAAGAGCACGGCTCGGAAAATTATCCGTCGTGTCAGCGTGCTTTGCAAAGAGCTTGCGAACGGCGAAATCACACGAGAAGATTTTGACCGCCACGCGGCGTCCTATAAAGGAATGATGGAGCATTGCGACAGTCTGGGCTTGCGAACAAAGCTGAACGATATATTCCAACAAGCGTTTGAAATAAAAGAAAGAGGTAAAGAAGAATGCACGACGCAGTAACAACCTTTCTTTTGGCTTTTGTTTCGGCTCTCGCGTCAGCGCTGTGCGGATATTTAATCTCACAAATCCGCAACAAAACGAAAAAGAATAAAGAAGAAAAGGACAGGCTTAAAAAAATCGAGCACGGATTGATGGTTCTTACGCGAAGCGACCTTATGCGCTTATATGATATATTCTCACGAAAAGGGTATTGCCCTATGTCAGTAAAGACGTCTATCGAAGAAGAATATATCGCGTATCACGAACTCGGTGGGAATGGCATAGCAACGCAAATGTACGAAGAAATTTTAGCGTTGCCAGACCACCCGAAACCTAAAAAACGAAGCTCGAAAAGTAAATCTATTGAGGAGGACGAAGAAGTATGACTTGGAGTTCGATATTATGTATCGTTATCGCAACGGTGGTTTTGGTACTGCTTGTTTGGGGCGTGAATAAACTCGCGTTATGGATAAGCGTGAAGTTTGAGGGAACGAAGTTCGCCCAAATTTCGTTAAAGGTCAGCTCGGTAATCACAAGAGCTGTGAAAGCGACCTACCAAACCTATGTGCAAGGAATTAAAGGAACAGACGCGTGGACGGAAGATGCACAAAAGAAAGCTCTTACCGACGCGCTAAACACGGCAAAATCGCAATTAACGCAAGAAGCGATTGAGCAGATTGAAAAGAACTACGGCGACGTTGATAAGTACCTTGAATCGGAAGTAGAGTCAACTCTATACGATTTGAAGAACAAACCGACAACGAACGGCGACAGTTAAAAACAGAAAGCCCCGATTTTTTCGGGGCTTTTTCTTTTTGCTTTATTCTCTCATTAAAACGCTTTACAGCCCATTTAACGAGCATAACCGTTAAACTCACACATTTACTCAACAAAGCAAAACAAGGGCTTTTAACCGCCTCACGTGTACGCGCGCGGATATAATAATTTATTATTATATATAGTTTACTTTTATTTACTTTAACGCATTTATTCTACAATCTGCTACGGAAATACACGCAAAACAGTATTTCTGTTCCAGAAATCCACAGAAATAATAATTTCCGCAACAGAAATAAATAGACGGATTTATTCTCGAAAATTTTATAACCGCCATAACCGTTTTTGCTTTTCGTTTTTGCCGTAAACGCTTATCATATTATAGGCAGGGCTGACCGAAAGGAGGTGGTGATATATATGATTGTATAGAGTAGCCACAATATCGCGGTCGGCTCTGCTAATACATTATGGAGAAAAGTTGAAATGAACAAGATTGAACTTGAAAACGCGATTATCGAACTCGACAGCGTTTTACTGCTCGCGCGCCTTATCACGGAAACAGAATCCACGTTGTCTGCCGAAGACTTGCAGACAGCGTGTATTTTGATGCGAGAAGTAACCGAAGAAAAGGTCGATAAAGTACGTAAAGCGTTCTACGGCGGTAAATAGAACGCGGAGGGCGGGGCTTTGGCTCTGCCCTTTTCTTTTTGTCTGTTTGATAAATTATTTTGTTTATTTTGAAAAATATTTTGAAAAACAAACGAAATATGATTGACTTTTACCGTTCGGTAAGATAGAATGAAGATACAAAATAAATCTATCTTTTCGGTAATTTGTTTTGAATAAATCGAAAGCGACGTAGGTTAAGCCGTAGGTAAAGGAGGAAAAAATAAATGGCAAGGAAGATTTACATAAACACAGCTGAAGCAAGTCAAGAAGATTTGAAATCGCTACAAACGGCGATAGCAAATAAAAAAGACCGCATAGTACGGATAACGTTCTTCCAAAAAGCAATCCGAATCTATACAGTCTAATGTAAAGTAACCAAAGCACACCCAAAGGCTATTGATACCTACTTAAATAGCCTACCATTTTTGAAAAAATAAGTCAAGCAGAAATTCAAGGAGAAACGAAAAATGAAAAGAATTTGTATTACATATCGAATGGAAAGAGAAAACGAAGTGGTTGAAACTTGCATAGTTCTTCCAATGACTGAAATTCAAGCAAAGCAACTTTTTGAAGACCAAAGCCAGTTTTCCTATGGAATCGGAAGAAGTCATTCCGTAAGCCAAATAATCGAAAACCTTGCAAGTCTTCAAGGGTACGAAAAAGGAAGATTTGTATGTGCGGAGGAAGCGTAATGAAAAGCAGTTTAGAGGTAGTTTGCTACGAAGTTGAAAAGTACGTGTTAGAATTCAAGCTGAAAGGAATGTCGTTCTCTGCGGAGAGAGACTTCGACGAAGAAGAACAGGTTTTGCAGTTCTTGGAAGAAAAGGAAGACGCAATCACGGAATATAAAATGACGAAAGTGATGCACGCGGTTATCCAAAAGAAGCCCGAAAACGAAACGCCGAAAGATAAGTTTTATCGAGAGCTTGTAAAAATCGGTGGTGAGTTGTATGCGAAGGAAATTATGGACTACTACACCGACAGGGAAATCGAAGAAGAAGGCGAGGAAATTCTCAAAGGCTGTTGGGAAGATTATCGCGACTACGAAAGAGATAAGGCAGACGGGAGGGAATAAGCAATGACTTGGCAAGAATTTGAAAAAGAGTATATCGAAGAAGGTGGCGACAAGGCGCAGTTGGAAGTATTGCAAGAGGTGCATTGGTTCGCTATTGAGCAGGTGTACGCTTTCCACCCTGCGTTTAACTATTCGTCGGTGGTGGCAAAAAAGCAGATCGCCCAGCTCGTCGTTCAACTCGGTGTTGGCGTGATTTACGCAATGCAGAGAGAAGCACAGATTGCGAAACGCAGAGACGATACAAGGGCGCGTTTGCGTGAGAATATCGCTCGTTGGCGAAGTGAAATTGAGAAAGCGGAGCAAGAAATGGCAAGGCTCAACGAAGAAGACCTCGCGGTGATGGGGTTGTGGAATTTGAAAAAGGACGGTGATAAGTAATGATTGGTAGCGGTATATGGTTGTCCTACTGGACGCCTACGGGGCAATGCAAGTGTAAAAAGTGCGATAGCGTAGAGCAGGCGAGAAAAATCGGTAGAAAGCTCAAAGAAAAGAAAGGGTATATCGTTTCTTCGGGAACGTGCATTACAGAATACACGAACGTGAACGGAACTATGGTAGGTAAAATTCACGATTTGTACGAGGAGGGTTAAAGAAGTGCAAGAAAAGAAGTTTTTAGAATCTATTGAAGACGGCGAACTTGATATTGCCGTGTACGCAAGAAGTTGGGAAGAAGGCGACAACGTAACCGTAACCTGCGACTTGTTGTTCGCTATGGAGCAGGCGGTTGGCGTGTTCAACGAGCAAAAGGCGAAAATCGAACGTCTGACGGAAGAAAAGCAGAGCCTTATTGGTAGGAAAGCAGGTTTAGACTACTCACATAATCAGGTTAAAGAGAAAAACGCCGAACTCCAAAAGCAAGTGGACGAGTTGACAAACGAAAACAAAGAACTTTGGAATAGTTATCATAAAGGCTATCAAGTAGGGTATGAATACGGAAAACAAGACGCTCTTACATCCGATAGAAAAGAAGATTGCACAGTACAAAGTGAAACTTCCGCTTACGATAAAGCCGTCAAAGATACGGCGAAAGGGATTTACAAAGAAATAGGCAAGGATGATATTCTCGTCGTCCAAACGCAAGAGTATGGCGAAATAGAAGTTGTACCGATTGAAAGATTGAAAGAAATCATTAAGAAAAAAGGAGTGGAGGTGGAATGATGCCGAAGGGATTTGAGTTATTTTGGAGGGTTCAGTATTACAGCAACGACGGTAAATGGAAAACGGGAATTTACCTGTCGGAAGAAACGGCGCGTTGTGTAGAAGCGCAATATAAAAGAAAGTACGGGCGCAAGCACGTTTTCCTGTTTGCCCCCAAAGCGACAGCATAAGGAGGACTGTTCAATGTTGTACGAAGAATATATGAAAAAGATGGACGAAATCGCGTCGAGCGAAATTAGCCCGGACGAGAAAAAAGAACGCAGGCTTGCATTAAAAGAGCAGGCGCATAGAGAGTTGCAGGTAGGCGACGGCGTAACGGTTTGTTTGTGGTCGGATAGGCACGCTGGCACGATTATCAAGAGAACGCCGAAAACGATTGTGATACAGGAAGACAAGGCTACGTTATCGCCCGACTTCAAGCCAGAATTCTCAATCGGTGGGTTCTGCGCTCATTGCACGAACCAAAGCGAGCAGTCTTATACATACGAGAAAGACGAGCGAGGCTCGATATATACGGCGAGATGGAGCGAAAAGCGCAAGCGTTTCGTTTGTTATGATAAAGTGGTAATGCTTGGCAGACATAAGTTCCACGACTACAATTTTTAAGGAGGTGTACGAACGTGTACGAGAGAAAGACGGTTGACGTGTGGGTAGTTCAAGGCGATTACGGGCAGGGCTGGGAAGGCCTTACAGAATCTTACGACAGAAATGAGGCGAAGACGGACGCTAAAAAATACCGCGAGAACGACAGCGCGCCGATTCGCGTTATTAAGCGCAGGGAAAGAAAGCCCGAAAAGAAAGAGCCTTTAACATTAGACGTGTTTGTAGGTGAGTGTTTGAAGAAGATAAGCACGGACGACAATGTGTTTGATGCGAAATATGCCTACGAAGAAATGGTTGTGGTAATGGCTATTGGAAAAGAAGATTACGTCGCGGGAATCGCTTCCGTTTTTGTTTGCATTGCGGCAAGAATTATCTATAATGCTTGGCAAGAAGACAGGTGGGGTAAGCGAGGCGTAGAAGAAATCTTAAAATGTCGCAATGTTGAAGAAAAGGGCGCGATAGATAACTACGCAAAACGAATCGGGAAACAGGTAGTAGGCGCAATCGTAAATGCGTTTGAGAGAGGTGCTGAATGATTTTTACAAAAGAAGACATAGCGTATCTGAAAGAATGTGGCAACGACGAGGAAGATATTAAGCAAATAGAAAGAGCGACGAACCACACGAAGTTTGAGCTTGACGGCGTGAAAATATCGCAAGACAAGGCTATCGGATTGCTCGGACGAAAAAAGTTTATTAGCGGAATGATGCGTTGCGCGTTTCACGCTTCTGCCGTTCGGGAAACGAACTATGGAGGAAAGGTCTATTTCGACTGCTATAAATGGCTGTTTGGAGATAAATAAAGCGGTCAAACGAAAGGATAGTAAATTTTTAAGTTTATCACGAAAAAATTTTCAAAAAATCAATTTTTTTAGTTTGACAATTACTGTTCGGTAAGTTAGAATGATGATACAGAATTCAAATTACCAAACGGAGGGTTTATGAAGACGGCGGATTTTATCAAGCAGTATAGAAAAGAAGACGTTGAAACGGTTATTTGCAAGCACGACGGCGACGTTGCTTATTGCAACGCTCTTTTCGGTGATGGTCGTTGCTGTTGCGACGATTATCTTTGCAGGAACGCGATAGCGGTAATCACAAAGAAAGAGAACGAAAGGCGCAGATATTTGGCGTTGGAACAATAACGGAGGTAGTAGAAGTGGAACAAGGAACGAAGTACAAATTACAGCAAGAATTGAAGTTTAAGGCAATTCAAGACGTTTTTAACCTGCAAAACACCATAGAACGTTATGAAGGCACGTTGGAAGAATTGTGCGAAGAACTGAAAGGACACAATCTCGAAGAGGACCTTTTCGACGTTAATTATGGTTGCATAACAGCAACGGTAAATAGAAACATTTACGACCGCTTCTATTTGGCAAGTTCGATTGAAGTCTGGAATGATAACGGCGAATGCGAAGGAACGTTTGAAATTGAAAAGTTTTGCAGACTTACACCGACAGAATTTGCGTGCTACTTAACGGAAAATTTCCCTGTGTGGGGCGAAACGGTAAGAATCATTGATAATGTTTGCAAGTATGCGGAGAAATGGGCAAAAGAAAGACTGACCGAATACTTATTCGATATGTTCGGTTGTGGAACAAATCTCGGCGTATCGGATAGAGAATTTAATGCGGTGCAGGCAGAAGAACAAGAACCGCATTACAAGGCAATCTATCAAGGTCAAGAATATTCGTTCGATTTTGCGTCGAAAGTCTTTATCTTCGATACAGGGTTGAGTTGCGGGTTCAACAACCAGCAAGAGCTACTTAGATACGTAGATTTCGTCCACAGTTGTTATTGCAAGGACGAAAACGAAACGCCCCTTGAGGGGCTTGCAAGATGGATAGCAAAAAACTGGGAAGAAGTTAAAGAACTTCCCGAAAGACAGGTTTTAACGAAGTTTTATACGAGGTGGGCAAATGAAACTACTGACGAAGACGATTGAGAAGAAGTTTATCAAGAATCCCCCTTACTCGCAAAGAGATAAGGGCAAGGACGCGGAGGTTATTGTAAAATACTTCGACCCCTGTGGGGCTGGAACGTGGTTAATTACGGAGGCTGAAAAGCTCGAAAATGGCGACTGGTGGCTCTACGGCTATATAACACTCGGCTACGAGTGGGAATGGGGTCCGATTTTGTTGAGCGAATTGCAAGCGCATAGAGGACGCTTGGGGATTGGCATTGAGCGCGATTTATGGTGCGAAGGTCAAACGGTAAAAGAATTAAGCAGAAACTAACGCCGGGAACGGTGTAGTAATAAAATCAAACGGAGGTATCAAATGGACGAAGGAATTAAGCGTGGCGACATTTACTACATAGTCAGTAATTACGCCGAGCAGGGAAGTGAACAAAGGGCAGGTCGCCCTGCGATTATCGTATCGAACGATAAGAACAATGTTCACAGCGAAGTTGTGGAGGTGGTTTATCTTACGACAAGACCGAAGACGGACTTACCTACACACATTGACATAAGGAGCGCGGAAAGACCGTCGATTGCTTTATGTGAGCAGGTAAATTCAATATCGAAAGAGCGCTTGGGAATGTATATCGGGCATTGCACGGAAACGGAAAAAGCAATGCTTGACGCGGCACTTATGATTAGTTTGGGTATCAACGACGTCAAAGTCGTTGAGAAAAAGGCTGAAAAAATAGCACCCCCCCCC